CTATAGTTTCCGCCGTCAACCTGAAACGTTATGACAGACATTTTATTGCCCGCCTTTGACGTTGTGTTTTCAGCTTCTACAATGACTGCTTCGTAATCGCCCGAAGGTGCAGTCAAAGTTCCGGCAGCACTCTCGGACATTATTTGATCGCCGTCTTCAAAAAAGTCCATTCCATCAAAATCATTCATCAGCACCTCCTATTTCTTGTGTTTTATCTTGATTTTGTATTTTGTTGATAATGTTAGTTATGTTCGGTACCTCAAAGTCATCAAGAGCGTTACTTCTATCCTTGGCAACGTAGTTCTGACCAGGGTTAGTTTGTAACCAAGAGTTGCTTTCGGTTTGACCGTCCTCGTTAGTCTCTTCTACCTTTCTGATAGCAAAAACTTCATCAAAAAAGTAAGGTATTTGTTGGCCTAGCTGCTGTCCCACAAGGGCAGGCTCAAACATCCAGACACCATCATTATTTGATTTTTTAAGTTTGCAAAGAAACAAAACGTGCATTTTCAAATCTCTGTACGCTCTTAACAACTTAGTCATGCTTTCATTTACATTACCGTATGCCGCTCTTGCGTCTTTATTACGTCTTTTTTCCTCAGCTAACATAATTTCAGCTATCTCAGATACTGAATCTAAAACAACCGTATCGAATTCTAGTTCTCCTGCTTCAAGTTTTTTCCTAGCGTCCTCAACATCTTGAATACTTTGTACGTTCAAAACCTTAACATCTTCTGCATTTGTAGTTGGATCGTTCTTCCAATCT